GGGAAAGAGAAGCCCATTACCGTCGTCTCACCCGAAGAAGCCCGCCGCCAGGAATGGGACGAGCACGTGCGGCAGGACACGGCGTGGCAGAAGGAACAAGAAGAGAAGGGGAACTTGCCCTGTCCCGATTGCGGGGCGTACAAGGGCTACAATCCGGTCACCGGGGTCCAGGTCCGCACGCAGATCGGGCGGGAGTTGATCGAGGGGCACCGGGATAGCTGTCCCCGGAACGTGTCCGCGAAGGGCAAGAAAGCGGGGGGCTAATGTCCTACGCGGGCGCGATTTGCTTCGCGGTCAGTCTGACCCCCACGGCCCGCAGCGCCGCCGTCGATGTGACGGAGGAATCCTACGACGTAACGGTGGGGCTTCAGCGCTACGCCACAGGACTCGGGACCCCGCTCGTCTTGGCGGTGACCGATTTCGTGTCGGTCAATCCCCCCTCGGCGCTGTCCACGCACGTCGGGATTGTCGGGGCCAGAGTCGTGAACGCGACGACCATCGCGATTCAGTGGGGGAACTTCACCGCCGCCGCGAACGTCCCCCCGGCGGGGAGTTACGTCTTCAACATCCAGCGGCCCTAATGCCCCACAAGAGCGCAAAAGCCTCCGTGGCGAAAGGCAACGCGAAGCTCGGGATTCCCATGAAGAAGGAGTTTGTGCGCGCTGAGGGCACGCCGAGTCAGTCGAAGGCGCATCACAAACCCGCCGCCAAAGGGTTTCGCCAGCGGACCAAGGACGGCTATGAGTGATACCACGCTGTTCTTGGACTCAGACCCCGTGACGGGGCGGGTCAGGACCTTTCACGCCTTGCCCGACGGGCGGTTCGCCGTGGACAGCGCGGTCGATGTCGAGCCGATTCTGGAGGAGAACAAAGACCTCGCCCGCCTCCAGGACACGAAGTGGCAGGACAACGATAACCTTGTGGCCCGGATTCCCATGCCGATCTATATGGCCCTGCGCAAAACGTGGCGCGAGCAAGGACTCTCGGCCTTGGACCGTCAGCGGGCCATGCACCGCTTCCTGAATGACCCGGACAACAAGTTGTTTCGGGTGAAGGCGGGCAAACTGTGAGAGTGGGGGTGTGTCTTGTCTCGACAGATTTGGTCTTCGCCTGGCACAGCTACGACCTCGCCGGGCTCCTCGCTTACACTGTTGCGGCGCGTCCCGACGTGGACCTCCGGCGCTTTCTCGCCACCGGGTGCTGGCTGCCCGAACTCCGCGAAAAGACCACCGAAGCCGCCCTCCGCGCCCAATGTGACTGGCTGCTCTATCTGGACTCGGACATGCGATTCCCGACCGATACATTGGTCCGGCTCCTCGCCCATGACCGGCCAGTTGTGGCGGCCAACTACACGACGCGCAGGCCGCCCTTCCACCCCGTGAGCGTCAAGTCCTTGGGGGACCCGATGACGCGGGTCTACACCGAGGAAGAGTCGGAGGGCCTCGAAGCGGTCGCCGCGACCGGGATGGGGGTCATGCTGGTGCAAGCCGATCTCGTCCGCTCGGTGAAACCGCCCCGGTTTATGATGGGCTGGGTGCCGGATGACGCCGCCCATGTTGGCGAAGACCTCTACTTTTGCAAGAAACTCACCGATGCCGGGGCGACGATCTATGTGGATCACGACCTGTCGAAATCGGTGACCCATCTGGGCATGGTGGAGTTCGAGGCCCAACACGCCGTGGCGTCGCGGCAGTCCGTGCAAACGCGGGCGGCGGTCTAATGGCCTTCGTCACCTACGCCGATTTGGTGGCGACCATCGCGGCCTACTTGAATCGGGGCGACCTGACCGACCGCATCCCGGACTTCATCCGGCTCGCCGAAGCCCGGATGCAGCGGGAGTTGACCCCCTTCTCCACGCGGAGCGAGTTCAACTTTCCCCTCTCCGCGACCACGGGCCGCACCTCCACGATTCCGAGCCTCGCCGGAGTGGTGGAGTTGCCATTCGTCGGCTACCGGGTCGCCGATGTGAACCTCGCGTTCAATCCGGCGAGCCCCTTGCCGCAGGTGAACGAGACGGTGCTCCTTACGTATCATCGGGACTTCCCGAGCGTCGGAGCCCCCGAGATGTACGCCATTCTCGGGCAGACCATCGCCGTGTATCCCTTCCCGAACGTGCCCAAGGATTCGCTTGGCGTGGATAGTACCTACACCATCGTCACCGTGATGGTGGGGCCGACGGCCTCGGTCGCCGTCCCGATCACCGCCGCGAATGCCGCCGCGAATCCGATCTATGCGGACACGCCGGACCTCTACCTCTACGGGGCGCTCTGTGAATCCGCCCCCTATCTCTTGCATGACGAGCGCTTGCCGATGTGGGAGAGCCGGTTCCGGCAGATCGTCAAGGACGTGAACCGCCAACACGAACGGCTCCTCGTCGGGACCCGTCCCCAATTCCAACCGTTAGCGAGGGTCTTCTAATGGGCAACCTCTTAGCCATCGACCCTCGCGTGTTTGGGGGCCAACTCTTTGCCTGGTATGCCGCCGATCAGTTGAATGGCTTCGGGGCGGCGAATCCCGCCGACGCCGCCACGGTGGCGCAATGGAACGACCTCTCGGGCAACGCGCGGCATCTCGTCCAAGGCACCGGGGCGAACCAGCCGATCTACAAGGTCAACATCCTCGCCGGGCAGCCCGTGGTGCGCTACGTCGATGCGACGGACACGATGCAAGCGGTCGTGGCGGGGGCGATTTTGCGACCGATCACCGTCATCGGGGTGTTCCGAAACACCGAAGCCGATGACGCGGCGGTCAACAAGATCGCCACGTTCAACGCCCAGCGGATTGGGCTGGCCTTGGATTGGGCGACGGCCAATGCCTTCGTGGCGGTCGATGACAACGCGGCCTCCGCAACGTCGGGGGTAGCGGGGGATGTGACGCTGTTCCATGTGTCCAGCTTCGTCGCGGCGCCCTCGGGCAGTTCCTCGCGACTGTGTGTCGATGGGGTGCACATCTTCCCCGCCGGAGCGACGGGGACGAACACGAACTCGAACGTCGATGTCGCGGTGGCGGGATTCATCGGCGATGTCGCGGAAGTGATGGTCTTCACCGGGGATCTCGGGCCCAGCGTGCTGTTTGCGCTGGAGCAAGCCCTTGTGGCGAAGTACGCGCTCTATACGAACAACGCCATCGCGGCCCCTTACCAATTGCAGAAGTAGGAGGGTAGGCGCATCGCAGACACCACGACAACCAACTTCGCGCTGGTCAAGCCTGAAGTTGGCGCGTCCAGCGGAACCTGGGGCACCAAGCTCAACACGGATTTGGATACCCTCGACACCGAGCTCGCGAAGCCCCGGCTTATTCAGTCGGCCCTCTCGTGGGGCGCGACGACGACCATCGACTGTTCGCTCGCCCGCGCGTTCACCGGCACCAACACGCAAGTCTCGACGATTGCGTTCTCGAACGTCCCGAGTTCCACCTTCTTCACGCGGCTCATTCTGAAGATCACGAACGGCGCGGCGTTTGCGATTACGTGGCCCGCCTCGGTCGTCTGGGAAAACGGCGACGTGGACCCCGTGCTCACCGCCGCTGGCGTGGACATTCTGCAACTCGATACCTACGACGGCGGGACGACCTGGTACGGGCGGATTCTGCACCAAAAGTCTTTCGTCTTAGGCGGAGACCAGCAGCATAACGGGAAACTCTCCTCGCGGATCGGGGGCTCGACCACGGTCAATCGGGTCGCCCATGCGTTTTGGACCGCCGCGAACCGGACGACGACTTCGACCGCCCTGACGACGGTGGCGGATGTCGATATCCCGGCGGGGGCGTGGGACCGGAACGGGGCGGGGGTCGAGATTACCTACTCGGGGATCATCGGCGCCACGAATACCCTCGTGCAGATCGTCCTCAATGCCTCGACGCTCGTGAGCTTCACCGCTGACGCAGGGTCGAACTTCATGGTCCATGCGCGGGTGATTCGGCGGGCGGCTTCGTCCCAACGCGCCGACGTGGTGCGGCACAGCATTGAAGCCACGGTCAACGCGACGACGATCACGATGGTCACCCTGACCTTGAATGAAGCCGTCATCAATCCCATCGTCTTCGGCTGCGACCAAGTGGGGGCGGGGACCTTCACGCTCCAAACCGCCACCGTCAAGTATCTGGACCCCGATACGGCGGACATCTCCTAGTGGAGACCTATGTTCCCTTGAACCTCCCCGCTGGGCTATATGCCAATGGGACGCTCTATCAAGCCAAAGGCCGATGGGCGCGGGGGAA